CGATATAATATTGATGAGGTGCTTCCTCCTAACGATAAGTCTCTTCTAAATGTTACCTTGTTTGGATTTTCAGGGTCTAATCCTTCTGTCCTTATCATCTCATAAACAGAAATTGGATCTACATTTGTAACACCATATTTTTCACTAATGTGTAAGTGTAGGAAAAAATCACCATATTTCAAAGTGCTTCTAATCCATGGCCATAAATTAAACTCTACGTTTATTATATCATAAAATAAGTTATGTAGTACTTTATGTATTCTTTCATTACTAGTAACAATTGTTAATGTATCGTCAAACTCATCTTTAGCAGTACACTCATCTGCATAAATGTCCAATGCTGATGAAATAATACTGTCGGAGTCCATTGCTTCATAGTCTCGAAAAACCTCCATTCTAGTTGCTTGGAGTAATTGTCCATTGTTATAAGCTGTTGTTGTACCAGTTCCATATAAACGACTAAATCGATCAACTCGACTATTGTTTTGTAAGTTTCCAACTGACTGCAGCTTATCTGTATCAATTACTTTTAATTGATTACCACCAACGTTACGTATAATAACATCTGTACTAAATAAGCGTTGTAATCTTCTAAATAAACTAGGATTTGGAGTTTCAGCCATGTATTCTTTATGTTTTTAATAAATAGGTTAAATTAACCATGAAATGTCTTCCGATTGACCATTTATGTCCATTCGCCAAGCATCCTCTTTGTTATATGATGGTTTGTACACCCCAGTAGATCTCATGTGATTTAGAGTTGTTTTAGTTAACTCAATACCTTGCTGACGAAGTCTTAATGCTGTGTCTCTTACCCATAAGCCCATACACCAACTCATTACCAAATCATCATTATATCCTGTTTGAGCTTCTGCTCTTGCGTTTCTCCATATGAAAACTGCAAGCTCATCTAACAATCTTCTACTCCTTATTATACAGCTTTTTTCTCTCATATACAACTCTGTCTTGCTTATTAATAGCGGACGGACTTTGTGTGACATTGTAAACCCAGCAACTTGATCTCTTGTATTTTGTAGGTCTGTTGCACGTGCTAAATATCGTTCTGGGTCAAGCCCCATATCTTTTGGTGTGTAGTATAGGTTTTTGTATCCTCTTTCAATAACTTGCTGGATTGTTGCCCATCCAATGTTTGCGTTTTCAATTACAAGCAAAGCATCGTTATACTCTGTTGCAATTGATACTAACATATTTCCGTAATCTTTAGTCGATACTTGTCCCTTATATTCTGCTACCTGCCTAGCATCTTCTAGATCAATAACATGAAATCCTGAAAAGTCAGTTGCGTCTCCTCTAGCAACATCAGCTACTACAACATAGCTCTTAGTGTAATTTGGAATCTCCCACACCCATAGATTGCTATCAAATCCTCGTTTTTCAATTGGATCTTGCATATATGTCTGTCTGTAGTAGGCTAACATATCTGGGTGTATTACGGTATTACCTGAAGTGGAAAAATCACAGTCACATTCTTGTGCTGCTAATCTTGCTCCTAATTCTTCATCTTGTCTATCCCTCCATTCTTGATCTCTCTCTGGATGTACTTGCCAAGGTAATCGTTTAGTAAAAAAAGTATTACGCCCTTCTTCTGATGCTGTCCATATTTTATGAAAAAAGTTACCAGTACCATTAGGTGTACTTAATATAACTCCTCTACCTCCAGTAGATAGCGTTTGCTGTAGCGATGCCCATAGATCTTCTGCATTATCAACGAATGCTGCTTCATCTATAATAACTAAAGACAAAGCTTCAGAGCGACCAGATGTTCCTGAGCTTGCTACTGCTTTAATTTGAGATCCGTTTGCAAATCTTAATGACAGTTTATTTTTTTCTGTTGTCCTCATTTTCAACCAACTAGGTAGATTTTCAAACATTACATTTACCTTTGTTACAAGGTTTTTAGAAGTGTTCTGATCAATAGCTACTACTAGTATATTTTTATCTGTCTGAAATAGCATAGTCCATAAAGAGTAGCCAGCTGTCAGTGTTGATATTCCTAATTGACGTGATTTGAGTATTACTACTCTATCGTTGTCTTGTATATTATTTGTTAGTTCCTCTTGATACGGGAATAGCTTAAATGGAATTTTGCCTTTTGTCGGATGTTGTATTAAGCAGTACTTTTTCATAAAGTATACTGGATCTTTAGCACACTTAATGTATTCGGCTTTAATTATATCTTTTAGAGTAGGCTCGTTCATGTTTACTTAATAAGCACTAATGATACTACAGTAGCTATGGTTGCTAGTAATCCACCACCAAAACCTTTTACCCATCCTTGCAGTCTTCTGTTTTTTCTTTGCAGTGTGTTTATTTCTTTCTCTAACTGCACCACTCTGTCAGAAGCTACTTTATACTTTAACTCTTGAGTATTAGTTTCTTGCACTTGAATAGTGACTTTTTTTTCAAGACTGTTTATAATACTATCTTTAAGGATTAGCTTACTGTTAGTTTGATTCAATACAAATGTAGTTTTACTATGCTCTTGAATTAGAGAATCTAAACGAACAAGATCTTGGGCAATTAGTCTGGCTTTAGCAATTGGCAAGCAAACTTGCAATTTGTCACTTGTACCGGTTTGAGAAAAAGTCGTCAAGCTCATTAACAGAGTAACGACTAGCATTTTTAATTTTTTTGTCATAATAGTTTCTAATTTCGATTATTTTATTTTCTGCTGAATCTATTTTATAGTCCAGTTGTTTCACACTTAGCTCAAAATCTAGAATTTTTTTATCTAAAGTTAGCTGTTTGTTTTTATAATCGAATATAACATTATTCAGACTATCAATCTTATTCACATAAGTAGGATCAGCTACTGTGCTTTGTGAAAAATTGCGTGCAATTAATATCCAAGCAGTTAGTATAATAACCAACGCAATTAATATTAAATTTGTTTTTGTAACTTCAAATTTCATCTTAGAATGTATTTCGTTCCATGTCTATGTTATCTGCATAATTTCGGGCGTACTCCATTGCATAGTCATCAATAAGATCATATAAGATGTCCAATTGCTTTGTATCTAACTTTCCTCGTATGATTGGGCTATTTGTATTTTGCATTATATTACTAAAAAAATTAGCCAATGCTTTTTTAGCAGCTCTCAGACTTGGCTCATCGCTGCTATCAGTTGCAAAGTAAACTTCTGCTAATACTGATGCTGGCACTTTAGTGTCTATGTTTTTAGTCTGACTAAGAGCCGTTGTAAACGCCATTGCAAGCTCTCTATTATTAATTTTCAATTTGAATCCTGATTTCTCTAATACTGGCTTAAGTACATCCATTATTTTTTCAATCTCAAACTTATTTAGTTGCAGCATACTCTGCTTTGTAACTGATCGATATAGTTGAGTAAAGTCTCTCTGTACATCTCTAGGAGCGAGTACTAGTTTTTGAAAAAAGGTTTGCATTACTGATTTCATTTGCTGTACAGCAATTGTATATTGTCCACTAACGCCTCCCGGTATTCGTATTTCGTTTTTAGCTGAGTAGTTTTTGTCTACGTAGTTGAAAAACTCTTTTTTCTCTTCGTCTGTGCTAAAGTCTGCAGGAGACTTTACTCCATACTTTTCTAAAGCTTTTTGAAAAAATTCTTGATATGCTGTATCCTCCCTTAGCCGTCTTGCTATTTGTTTTCCTCTCGATTCAAGTAGCGGCTCCTTACTAAGGACCGCTTTAATGCTATTTTCTATTAGCTGCTTAAGTGCACTCATCTTACTACTAATTGTTTAATTCCTTGTAATATTGCTACTTTATCTTGATTACCATATCCAAAACTATCAAGTATTTGACCTACAATCTCAATCGTATCACTAGACTCTACAGGCGCTCGCGCATTCTTTAGCTTTCTAATATAGATATCAGTTAATTCGGATAATTCTGGATCTAATCCTGGTTCGTCTTGCACCTCTTCTGGTTCTGGGACTTCTTGTTGTTTATCCTCTCCTTCTGCTATAGTAGGCATTTGTTCGACTGCTTTTTTAAAATCTAAATCTTTACCTAACTCAGTTGCTGCATTTTTTGCTCCTCCAAATTTATCAAGAACCTGCTTGATTGCCTGCTTCTTATTACTAGTAAACATAGATCTAAGCTCTGCTTCTTCCTTGTCTGTAATTTTTTGTTTATTTTTTAGAAAATTTATTGCAACTCCAAAAACCGATGTAAATCCTATTAAAAACGGTAGAGCAACAAGTAATATACCTAAAGAAAATAGTACCTCATTTACTGGTTTTTTATTTTCATTACCAGCTACTTCCTTAATTGTTTTTCTTACAAGCCTACGAACTAGCTCTTCCTCTAATCTTTGTCTGTGTTTTGTTTTCATGTATTGTTGTGTTTCGTGTATTAATTGTTGTGCTCCAGGTACATTCAAAAGTCGTAACGCTTTTACAGCTTCTGCGTGATCTTCTTGCTCCCAATTACTAATCCATTCTAAAAAATCTTTGAAGTCTTTGTATCCTAGTTTTGGTAGAACATCCTGACGATCATAGACCAATTGTAACAATTCTGGAATTCCTGCTGATGTAAGTTTAAGCTCATCAATACGCTTTCCAGTGCGTAACCATTCCTTTGCTAGTGTTAGTTGTCTGTGTATTATTTGAGATTCGCTTAACGGTAGCAACGGATCAACTTTAGAGCTGAATGGTGATCTAATGTCCATAGTGCCTTTTGCTAATAATGCTTGTATAATTTTTACTTTTTCTGGATCAATTACAGGCATCTGAACGCGGGGTGGAGCTCCTGGCATAGTAGCCTTTGGCAATTGGTCCGCATTTTTTGCCATAATTTGCTTTCCTTTTTCTGAATCTCCATTAGCTCCTGGCATTTTCTCTAACGCTTGTTTTATTTGTGCAGCTGTTTTTGGAAAATCACCTTTGGTTCCATTTTTTAAAGCATCATCAATTATAGTTAATAACTTTTCGCTAGTAAATTCTTTTATATTACCAGTACCTTTATTACCGTTTACTACTCCTAATTTTCCTACCGTTATAGCATTTAGTACGCTTACTAGTAGGTTACCTGGTAAATCAATAGCTGTTGTCAATATTGAAGCATTCGGATCGATAAGGTATACTGCTGCCCATCTGTGATGACCATCCATAATATATGGATTTGAATCAGCCGATACAATTGATTTTAAATCTAAGCCTTCCCATTTACCTGACAAAAGCATGCCAATGGACATTCCAAACGCATTTACTGGTACAAGCTCTGTTTGAGCTGGTCTCAAGTTTTTTACCGGCGTTGGAAATGGTTTTCCTCCAACAATGTCATCCTTTGCATCTTTGTCTTCTAGGCCCGCACCAATTATTGCGTTTGATGCATTTTTGTTTTTTACAAAAGTACCTAAGCCAATAGGTTTATCAGTCTTAAAAACTTGTTGATCCTCTTTAAGATGGTTTTGAATGGCTTTAAATATATTTTGTTTGTAGGTAGTCATATCTTTCTTATAAGTATTGCAAAAAATAATAAAAACACACTTCTACGAATTTTGATGTTTTAACTATCTTTTTTACAGTCTTTAGCTGTGTAGTTGTTTACGATTAATTCTAATT